TAATCAGGAGATGTAGTAGTTACCGTTTGATTTGGTAATCGTGTAATTACCTTTCACATAATCGGTGTCGTGGTTGTGGTTACTGCTGGCATAGCTGTGCGTGTGCCCAGTCTTTGAGTAAGTACCGTCGTGGTTATGGTTCTTCGCTGCTTTATTGTCATCAACCCACTTCTTGCGGGTTAAATCATTATCGGCACTAGGGTTTGTACCGCATTGCGGAATCTTGTCAAAAATGACAGCATCGGTTCCAACAAGAATTCTCCTCGCCCCATTTCGCTTGATCTGCAAGTCGCTGTTGTTACCTGAATCAAGGTGACGAGTCTTAACTGCAGCAGTTCCATTCATATTCAAAGTACCAGTCATCGTATCGCCAATCTTCTTAACGAACTCGCTGGCATCTCCGCCTTCTGGTGGTGAAAAGATTTTCAGACGTGCCAGGTCGCCTATTGTTGCTTCGCCACTGCCGCTAACGAATGAAACCGTAAATGTTACGGCTGTCGTTCCTGGGTCAGTGCCGGTAATGCTTTCAATTTGATACAGGCCAAAATCTTCATTACCTTCTTCGAACAGCTGAATTAGTTGCCCTTGTTCTGTATCTGCAAAGGTGTGAGTGACGCCAGCATCATCTACCTTGGAAAGCTCGACAACAACAATGTTTTCATCACCGTAATCAATAGTCTTGCCCGTAAGGGTGCGGAGCATAAACTCGCCATCCCTTGGGATGTTGTCGTAAGCAGTTGACCTAAAGAAGCCTCTTTCAACAGAAGGGGCGATGGCATCAATCTCTTCTTCTAATTCAATGATGTCATTTTTAATTTCATCAATTGATGTATCTTGATTGAGGTTATGTAAGTAGTTCTCTTCAATGGCTGTCTGCAATCTGCCGGTTGTATAGGTAAATGTTTCTGTACTTACGCCGGGCTCAGGCAGTGACTCCAGAGGAATGGAGACAGGCATATAGCTGTAGTCACCATCTTCATCCTTAAAGAGGATGAGCAGCTCAAGCCGGGAATCATCAAACCAGAACTTATAGTTGAGTTCACTTGGATATGCTACTCCGTCATAAACTTCATCATCGTAGATCGTCGGTGCTGCATCACCAAAGTAAATCGTACGACCAATCTGGTTTTCATTCTCAAGAGTAGCGATGTTTATCTTATAGACATCAGCTTTTAAATCTGAAACAGCTACATCTAAATCCTCAAGCATCGTGATGGGTGCTGAGGTTGGCACCCAAGCACAGACACCGTTAGCGTCACAGTAGTAGAAGTACAGCTCAAGGGTATCGGTGGAGTACCAGAGCTTGTAATCACCGATTGGGTTTGGCGGCGTGTCACCTTCCCAGATGATGTCACCCACCTCGCGCAGGCTGACGGTGACCACCCACTTACCGGGAGGTTCTTTCCACTGGTACGTGCTGCCGGTAATCGGGTTGACAACGGTCTGCGTTACAGCTGGATCGGGAAACTGAAAAGCGGCCATGATGTCAAACGTTTGCGAGGGCAGAAATGATATTTGCTTTGAGCGTGTCAAAGTCCGTCGCTTCGTGCACTCCTTGGCGGAGATGTTCGAACGCTGATTGATAGCGTTGCAGACGATCCTTTACGTCTATTGTATTCAAAACTATGCGTCCTTGATCGTTGTTCGTCGTAAAATCGCCGATCAACAAATTCTTGCAAGCCACGCCATCTTTGCTGACGCTCAGCTGCTTGCCGTTGTCTGCATGGCTCCAGCAGAAGTCTTCATGACCAGCAAACTCCCAGGCCAATTCCCAAGGTGCATTGGTGGTGCCAAAGGTGGTGGGAACAGCACCGGTTCCCTGAGCCAGCAGTTTGAAGGCTTCCTTGCTGTGCCAGCTGGCGGTGGAGAAATCAAAGCCAGGTTTGGAGTAGTCCACCTTCTCGACCACAAAGCTGCCGGTCAAGGTGCCGCCTGTTCTGGGCAGATACTCCACCGTGATGCCAGCGATCGAAGCATCGATGTCGTTTTGGCTAACAAAGGAGCTGACATCAGGAATCGAAGCTTCCACCTCATTGAGGGCATCAGCGGTGGCCAGATCCTGCTGCTCGAGCTTGATCGCATCCAGTTCCGCTTCAATTTCGCTGCGGCCCATCAAGACCGTCAGATCCGGTCCGCTCTCCAGTGCATTCAATCGAGCCTCAAGAGCATTGCGCACCACCGAGAGATCAACATCTGTGGCGTAAGGCTCCAGGTCCACCTCGGGAATCGCCGTGATCTGGGCCTGCAGTCCCGTGATGCTGCTTTGCAGTTCAGCCACCTCTTGGGCATCAACGGCAGTGATCTGCTCAAGCTGCTGATGCAGTGAATGCAACGCCTGCTCACGCACCCGCGTCTCGGTGGTCAGATCCCGGCGCAGGATGGCGAGATCATCGTCGTATTTGTAGGAAACCGAGGTCGGCACCCACTGCCCGGAGTTGTCATCTTCGTACCAGATGCTGAGCTCCAGCGATTCGGTGTCATACCAAAGCTGACCAACGGCTGGGAATTCAGGCGGGTCGATGTCAACGATCACCGGCTGTAGGTGCGCGAGCCCCAGATCCAGGGCCACCAAGGACTGGAACACCCATTCGTTGTAGTCCTTCTGCACCGTCATCGTGCCGAGGGACAGATCCACCTCCGGCAGATAGGTCAGGTTCTCAAGAGCGGTGACCTTGGGACCAATGCTGCCCAGTGGCAGAGTCAGTGTGGTTTGGAAGGCACCGTCATTGGGATCAGCAACCAGCTTCCAGACCGGGTCACCACCGACATTGGGGTCTTCGGTGATGTGCCCATTGGGCATCACGTAGTAACCGTCAAAGATGTAGAGGTTGTTGTCGTTGCGAACCCACCAGAAGGTGCCTGGAATCAGGCTGTCACCATCGGGCGGCACCGCAAGGGTGTCGGTGATGATCGCCAGACCATCGCCACCGTTGGTTTGATGCCAAGCTTTTTCGGCATAAACAAACAAGCGGCCCTGACGTGTGTCAAACCAGAGCTGACCCTCTACTGTTTGATTGCTTTCGATCCACTCCGGCAGACCGGTGATTGGGTTGATGATGATGTCACCACCAGGAGGCTGCTCGCCAACATCAGAACCAGGCCTGTATTGACCCTCTTGGAGATCTTGAATGGCAGCAATAATACCGCCAAAGTTCTCGGGGTAGGAGTGCATCTGCAGACCACTTCTGGCCGCATTGTCCTGCAGTGCAGCAATAATTCCGCCGTAACTTTCTCGCTTCTTTTTTGACACTCCACCGGCATACACGCCGACAGAAGGGTTCCACACCTGCTGTCCGTCTGAACCCGTACTGGGCTGGCCTGAGCTGCTGTAATCGCTAGCACTTCCACTGTCAGTTGATGTAGTCACGCCGCCATTTCAGTACGTCTTTTTACTATTGTATCTGGTTAGAATTTGGCAGCTTCGAGTACATAACTCATTTCGGTATCATCGAGATTTAAAGCAGCTCCAAGCACATAAATAATCTCAGCGGTGGTGATTTCGCTTCGTTCTAATTGCATGACCACCTCATCATCCACTTCTGAAATGTCTTTTGCCAATTTTTCTTCAAACTGCTCACGCGCCTCCACCGTTGGATAGGCATTGGGTTCTTTAACTTTTAAATTATCAATAAACATTGCTGCAACGGTGTGCTTGCAGATCTTGAAACTCATGTCGTAGTCATAGGTCGCCCAGGACTGCTGGATACCAGCGTTCCGTGCACTGCCCTGACCCTGCCAACTGGTCCGTGACATCACCGTGGGCAAGGGGTAGCGGGTCTGGCGGTTGGCCAGATTCCCCTTGGCATCATTCACTTCCGGAGCACGGATCTTGGCGTGCAGGTAATCCGGACAGCTGCAGGTGTAGATCGTGGCTGGTTTCAGTGGCAAGAACGATGTGAACACCTCGTCTTGGTAGGGATCCACCTCGGTGTCCAGCCGTCGCCATTCGCTGTAGCCCGGACCGCTTTGGTGGTAGTAGATGCCGTTGTATTCATCGCGCTCTTCGACGGTGAAGCTGTTCTCGCGAAAGATCAGGGTGTAGACGTTGCCATTGGATTGCGCGTAGAGCTGCAATTCGGCGTCAATGGGCAGCGACACCAGAATCAATTCGTTGCTGGCTTCCCGTGCCTCATAGCCGCGGATACGGAACGGCATCACGTTGTAGCTGAGGGTGCTCACTTCGCTTTGCACCAGCTCGGCGGAGAGCAGCTGGTTGCCGTAGAAGCGCTGGTAGTGCTGCTTAATAAAATCAAAGCGCCCATCCAACTCAACCGTTGCGTTTTCGGTGGTCACAATCGGCTCGAAGTTGCCCAGATCCAGCAACGAGGGCGGCAGGTTCGGGGTGTCGGAATCGAGAATCTGAAAGCTCAGCCCTGTGCGGACGTCATCGACGACAACACTGAAGCTGTCGCGTCCATCGATGAATTCATCGTTGGCTCCTATCGGTCGGGTGATGCGGAAGTTATCGACGTAACCCACTTCATTGACCAGATCACCCAGGGTCTTGCCCTGCAGCTCCAAGGCTTCCAACGCCTCATCGAGGGGCAGGGTCACGGTGATTAAGGCGGGCTGATCAGGAGGCGTCTTGCCGCGGAAGATGGCGGGGTGACCGCTGTCTGTAAGCACGTTGGCAACAGTGGCTGATGTGGTGCCATCGGTGATGCGGGCACCAATGGCGCGGGTGATCAACTCACTGTTATCAACCTGCAGATCACCCCAGATCTCGCCGTAGGGGTGGTGCAACAACCGATCGCTTTCTTTCTTGCGCAGCTTCAAATCAAATCCCAACTGCGGAGGATCCAGGTTGGTGCGCTTGACGACGTAGTGGTTGCGGGTGTCAGCGTTCTGGGTGGCAAAGCGCCAACCCTTGAAGTTGATGTCGTATTCGAAATCGGTGCCCTGGTTAATCTTGCTGTTGAAGTTGGTGTAATCCAGCCAGGCCGCTTGGTTGTAGTACTCAAAACCCTTGCGCCAACGCACCCAATTGGAATCGAGGTCGTACTGCTCAATCACCGATCGGGTGATGCTCGATCCATAGCGTCGGTCCGAGGGATACTTGCCTGCCGCCCCCGGCTTCATTGACTTGACGCAGGAGGCAAAATTCTTGACAGCAAAAGAATCAGCGGATTTGAAGCCAAACCCGTTGTTCTTTTTGCGTGCCATCAATAGAAGCCGCCGGAGACGCCGATCAAGGGACCATCGGAGAGCGCGTCTGCTGATTCGCGAGCGGCCCAGAGGGTCTTGCCGCGGGGAATGTAGAGGGCTCCCAGCTGCACAGGTTCCCCAGCGTTGCTGTCGCTGCCAGTAACCGCACGGGGCACCGGCGAGAGGACCTTCGGCATCTCACCCCAGCGGGTCACCGCTCCGACAGTGGTGCCACTGGTGAACTGACCGATGAACTCACCTTCAGGCGACGGGCGCAGGTAGTCAAAGGCCGACGACATGTAGAGGTTGATCGTCGCCGGGGTCGACGAGCGTGCAATCGAGTAGATGTCTTCGATGATCGCGCCATCGGTGCCGATTCCGTTGACCAGCAGCACTGCGAAGTTGGAGCCAACGACATCAAGGCCGTTGTTGGTGGCTGCGTTGAGGCTGACGACGTTGTGGAGAACGCTGTCAACCAACAAAGGCATTTTGTTGGAGCTAGTACTTGCCATGACGGATTACTTCTTCTTGGATTGACCTTGTTTGCGCGGGGTCGATCCCGGCGTCATCAGGTACTGATCGGTGGTCGGCATGAAGCCAGGACCGTTGCCAGGGAACTGCGGAGGCACGGCTCCGGGTGCACCCTGGGCTTCCATGCCAATGATTCCCATCATTGACTGCTGGGCCATCGGGTTGGTCTTGATCGGGTTGTTGAGACGTTGCGCTTCAATCGCCTCTTCCATGCGGATGTCGGGCTGATCGGGACGGCTGAACACCGGTGCGAACTGTGGCACACCGGAGTTGGGGGCAATGCCCACGTTGCCCGTGGTGCGTGCATCAGCAACGCCGCCGTCTTGGTAAAGGTTCGCGTAGCCGCCACCTGGGCCCATCTGGGAGGTGACGTTCTGGGGCATGTTGCGCTGGTATTCCGGCGGACCACCGGGAACAACCGCCATCGACTTGGCCATGTTGGCCGGATCGTTCATTGGACCGCCGATTTCCTTGCGGCGGGCTGCTTTCTCTTTGCTCATGATCAGACGGTGTAAAGCGAAGTGCGATCGTTGAGGCCGGGATATTGAATGCCCTGCTGAATTCCCATCATCCGAGCATTAAGTTGCTCACTTTCAAAGGTCTCAGGATCGGTGTTGGGGAACATCCCCATCGAGGTCTTCAGCGACAGATCACCGGTTTGCGGGATCGGGTTGTAAGGAGGCATGTTGCCGGGAGCATCGTCCTGGGCAAAGTTGTTCACAGGACCGCTGCCCAGCAGTGCATCCTGCGGCAGATAATTGATGTCGCCGTACATGCTGCGGCTGCCTTTGACAGGATCAGCGGCACCATCGGCAAACACCGATTGCTGACCCATCACAAACGAATTTGCAACGGCGTGCTGCTGCATGGCCATGCGAGCTTCACTATCACGTTCGCGCTTGGATTTCTTTTGGCCCATTTTGATAGGCTGCGTACCACCTTCGACAGGCTGCATAACACCTCAGCGACAAACTTATTTAATTTTATTCTATCTAAAATTGTCAGATAGCATTAAGCGCGTGCCCACAGCAGTATCAGCAGGACCTGGAACGGCCATGATGAACTCAGCGCCAGCACGTTCAAAGGCGTAACGACGTACTTCAGGACGACGATAGTTAGGAACGTAGAGAGTTTCAGCCAGACGATCGCATTCACGAAGGTAGATTTCACGGAAAATTGAATCACCCTTAAGGGGATCAGAAGTGTTGATCGTCCGCTGCACGTCACCGGAGATAATCTCCTGACGTGAAGGGTTCAAAGTTGAGCTGCCGCCAGGAACGTTGTAGTCATCCGGCAGGGCTGCTGATGCTTTCCAAGCGATGTCACAGCGCTTGACGTGATACACAATTTCGTCATACCAGAGCTGATCTGGCACCAGGGCCATGGCTTCCTCCAGCCGAGCCCGGTCACCGGCGGGAATTTGTGCACCGGCGTTGAAGCCCAGGTGAAAACGAACTTTGGATTTGTAATGTTCGTCAAGCTGCATCACAACCCCCGCAGCGGCATGCCAACTTCACCGTTGGCGTAACGATCAGTCATCAGTGATTGCAGGTACATCAGGTCGCGATCGGTTACACCACCTTGGGTGTCGTAACGGCCGAGGATTTCAGCGGCGCGGTTGGGTCCAGCGGTCTGAGCCACCAGAGCACCTTGCAGCGGCTTGCCCAGCAGACCGCCAGCGACAGCACCCACCAAGCCACCAGCGAGGCGGCGGCCCCTGCTGTTCATTCCCTTGATGGCACCGGCGCCTTCAATGGGCTCCATGGTGCGGTCACCTTTGACCTGTCGCTGCACCTCTACGGTGTCGGAGGAGTGTGGGGTCAGCATGTAACCGGCCAACGCTCCGCCACCGATACCAGCAGCAATTCCAGGAGTGGCGTTGTGCAGCGTGCCGTGGTCCATGGCCTGTTGCATCAAAACTTGACGCATCAAATCGTTCATCGTTCCCGCACCTTTTTCTTTTATTTTAACTAATCTCTTTGACGCCAATCATCGGGCTTATCTTGCTTAAACCAATCCACAATCTCCTCGGCATTCTGAAAACCAGTTTTGTGGTTAGTGGGGTCAGGATCACCAATATCCAGTTGATTAAGAAAGTCATCCATCGACCCTTCCACCATCTCAGGATTGTTGGCAATGCGGCGAGCTTTGCGTAACATTTCACCAGCAGAGCGGTTGGCTTTCGCCAGCTTCTCTGCCCAGATCATGTCTTCCAGTTTCACCTCCTCACCGTTGCTGATGCGTGAGCAGATGAACTCGAGCCTCAGTCGGTATTCGGTGGAAAGCATCAGCTGATAAAGATAAGGTCTTCTGCAATCAGTGCATCCCAGTTGACCCGAGGAATGCCTTCCAGCTGCCCGAGATTGCTAAAGCGCTCTCCAGACAGAGACATGCGTAGTTCCACGATCTTCTTGGCAGTCGCATAGCCCACACCGGGGAGACGTTTTTGAATCTGTTCTGCTGTAGCGAGGTTCAAATTGAGACGGGTGTCCTCAATCGGAATGGTTGTTTCAGGAATCTTTTCCTCGTCATCTTTAACCACCAACTCAGGCACAGTTTCCACCGTGTTGATCCGGCCCACCTTGGCGTCATAGGGCACCAGCTTGTCGACATTGATGTATGTAATCGATCCTGCAGCAGTGCGCACCATGGCGTACTCTTTATCCACCTTGGAGATATACTCCACTAGACCGCCTGTTCGCGTGTCTTGAAATAACTTGGCCATGATTTATTGATGCCTTAGATTCATTATAGGCAACAAAAAAGCACCCCCGAAGGAGTGCTTTTTCGATTGATTGTGAGTTGAATCAGTAGCTCTGACCAGCCACAACCTTGAAGGGCAGGTGCACGTCATCGCGGTCGGGCGCAGGAGCGTCCATGAAGAAATCAACTTCAACGATGATGGCGCTCTGGGTGTCACCGGTGCCGGCACACATGTCGGGCGCCAGGGTCAGCGCAGCAGAGGAGGTGGCGGTGATGGCGGTGTCAGCACCCAGGGGCGTCAGGCCAGCGAAACCTTCGAAAGGCGTCACGGCACCCTCAGCGGGGTAGAGACCTTCGGAGTCAGCGGTGAGTGCGGCGCCACCGGCCACGCCGGTCACGGTCACGGTGTCACCAGCGGCACCACTCAGGCCGTACACGCCAACGGCGGTGCGGTAGATGGAGGCGCCTTCGGGGATCACGAAGGGCTTGTCCAGACGAGGCTTGTCGTCGGGACGCAGGTCGGGGGAGAGGATTTCGAGGTCGAAAGCCTGGCCGGAGGCGACGTCTTCGTCAACCACGGCAACACCGACGTAGCGGTACAGCTCAACACCAGGGATGGAGAGCACACCCTGACCGCGGTATGCGTTCAGGTGGGCAACATAGTTACCAGGAAAAATAACAGTCATCTCTATTTCCTCCTTATCAATAAACGAAGGAATATGCCACGGTCACGAAGTCAGCGTTGAGCTGCTCGAAACCGGCAAACAGGGACCAGATCATGATGATGAAACGGCTGAAGTCGTCGTTGTTGTTCAGCAGGATCTGAGCGTTGTTTCCACCGATACCCACGCCGATAGCCTGAGGACCGAAGAAGATCAGCTGAGCAGCTTTGTAGTCTGCAGCAGCAGCACCTTCGGCATCAGTAATCACCAGGTTGTACTCCTGCTCGGGCAGGTTGGTGGATTCGAAGAAGCGACATCCTTCAAACAGGAAGCCGGTGGGCATCACAGGTTGACCAGCCACAAAACCAGCTTGGCCGTAGGCGGGACCCATGCCCTGGAAGAAGTTGGCAGAAGGACCACCGATGGGGTTCATCGGGTTGATCATGCCAGCACCCGGGTAACGGGCGATTTCACGGAAGTCAGAGTTCTGACGGAGATGCATCATCGCGGTCGGATCCACGATGCAGCGGTAGTAGCCGTCAGCGAAGGTGGGGACGTTGCGCTTGCGCATGTCCTTGACCACTTCCAGCAGGTCGGTCTTGACGTCGAATTTGCCGGACTCGTTAGCGGCGTAAGTAACACCCAGGGTGCCACCGGTTTCGCCCTTAACTTTGTCGCCGGGCAGGTAATAACCACCTTTGCAGTCGTCGGCCTGACCGTTCGCTTCGGCTTTGAGGAGTTCGTTAGCGAACACCCGGTCGCGCCAGCGGCGGTAGTCATCGAGCAGGGTCAGCGAACCGATGGACTGGTGGAACACGTTGAGGTTGCCGGTGTCCAGCAGCAGGCGCTGTGCGGTGATCAGGGTTTCGCGAGCGATCTTGAAGGTGCTCGGCTGATCGGAATCGCGGGAGTCAGCAGGACCGGTGTACTCCTTGAGGGTCACCAGCACCTTGTCCTTCACGATGTTACGTGCAGAACTGGAACCGAGGGTTTGGTCAGCAGTACGTTCCCGAGACTCCTTCGTGCCAGGCTTGCCCCAGAACCGGTAACGGTCGAGTTGCACAGTTTGGCCGGGTTGCTTACTGAAATCGTGGACAACTACCGGTTCGGTAGCCATCTCAATAATGTAAGCGGGGTGCGGACGATAGAGCTCAGCACCGAGGAGTTTCGGAAAATCATTATCAATCCACATGGATCGTGATCTCCAAAATTAATTTACTTGCAAGACGTCGTCTCACATACATTAACTATAACGAAAATCAAAAAGTAGTTAGGATAGTAAGAGGTTTTTAACTGATAAGAATGGCCGACTCGTTGTTTTTCAAAGGTCAGAAGACTGTTACCAAACAAAGCGGTAGCGAGATGGTGCTTGCTCGGCCCAAGCGTGGTGGCGATACCTTCCAAATCAAGAAATGGTGGGGTGGCACAGCCAACACCGTTTATCTCAGCTGCGCCAAGTTTCTGGTGACCACTGGCTCTGGTCCTATTGAACTGATTGTCCCCGTCGAAAGTGATAATGTTGAGGTCAAAATTGACCACGACGGTAGCGGCGGCTTTACCTTCACCGGTTTCCTTGGTATTGATCGAATTGGCGTTTTCCAAACGGACGGCACGCTGATCAAGGAATACATCCTGCCCACCAACATCACCCTGCCTGTTCAAGAGGTGGATGGCTCTGGCAGCCTGCCTGCTCCTGCTCCCACCATCGGCACCGTCACCGTGGCTCCGGCCTCGAGCACGGTCAACGTCGGTGATTCGGTCAACTACACCGCCACCATTTCCAATGATCCTGGTGATGCCGTCTATGCCTGGACCTCCAGCGCTGCCATCACCGTCACCGGCACGGGTTCCGCTGTCGCCATCCAGTTTGATGACGCCGATGATCATTTGATCACCTGCACGGTCACTTCAGCCATCGCATCGGATTCCGGCGCGAGCGGAACTGCAACGGCCACAGCGACTGTTCCCTTCGCCACCCGCGTGGCTGCTGCCAACTTCTCCTACGCCGTGACCGTCAATGGTGGTGTCTACGAACTCAATGGCATGGCCAATGCCGGGATCACCGGCAATGTTGGCGATGTGTTCCACTTCGATCTCTCTGATGCCTCACTGAGCGGACATCCCTTCAAGATCTACACCGATCCCGGCAAGACCACCGAAGTCACCGTGGGCATCGAGCAAGTCGGCACCGACCTGCTATTCATCCCGCCGATTGCAGGCACCTTCAGCTACCAATGCGCCAACCACGAAGGCATGGGCGGCGATCTGACCGTCAGCTGACGATGTTCGTGCTTAACATCTGCTGTCGTGTCAGTTCATTCATCCCTGCAAATTGATCGCCAATCCTGACGTTCAAGTTGTAGGGCATGCGCCTGGTGTTGCGGGCAGAGATGCTGAGGTAAAAGGTTGACCTGAACGGCGTCCAAAACTCTTTCTGTGCCATCACCGTTCGGTTTTGGTGGAGGAAGTAGGCATCAACCCAGCAATCCTGATATTGGTTGCCGCTGCCGAGGTTCTCAAGTGTGACCAGCACCATCGGTTGCCAAGTGAATGTGCCTTTGGTGTTGGAGAACTCCGCCGGCTCGAAGGTGTTGACGGTCTCTAGATCCTGGTTCATATCAACAGCCAGCTCGAAGTAGGTGTTGACGATGCCCTCGTCAATGAAATGCAAACAAGCAGGGAAATAGGTGTCAATTCCAGCTGGCCCGCAGTTGTCCAGCTTGCCGCTGTCGACGATGTCGAGGTCAAAGCGAATCACCACCATCTCAGCACCGAACAGACCAACCCCAGCAGGGTTCTGGAACGTCAGTACCTGCGGAGCCGTCTTGACGGGCACCACCACTGGCTTCTGCACCGTGGAGCCGACCGCGTATTGCAGCGTGCGGCTCGATGAGGTGCTGTTTTGGTTGGTGGTATCAGAGCTGCTGTAGAGCTCTGCATAACTAATAATCTGAGGTGTTACATCACCTCGTTGTTTTGACTGAATATTAACTGTTGAGTTCACCATCAGCCACTACTTGTTTATTACTATTTTACAAATAACACTCAATACCTTCACATTCTTCCTGCAAAGTACGCATTCCTTTCATTTCTAAGGTCCGCACCCGATCCCGGCTCATGTTCAGCACCTGACCAATGGCGGTCATCGACATCGCCTCATATTGATTGGGTCCAATGCCATAACGCATCTCCAGCACAGCCGCTTGCATCTCTGGTAGCTTGCTCACCGCATCCACCACACTCTCTTTGATGTACTGACGCTCCAGCAACATATCAGGAATGGTGGATTCATCCTCGAGCAATTCAATCAAGGTGGTGTCACGGTTTTCGCCGATCTTGACCTCCAGTGAAGTTGGGTGCCTGGCTTTGCACATCAAATCCTTCACCTCCTCCAAACTCATCTCCAGCCGCTCACTGAGCACATCAAGGGATGGCAGTGATCCGGTTTCCTGGGAGACTTCCCGTTGCACCCGTTTGAGTTTGTTTAAATTCTCCGTGATATGGATGGGTAGTCGGATAGCACGACTCTTTTCCGCAATCGCCCGCGTGATCCCTTGCCGAATCCACCAATAAGCATAAGTACTAAACTTATAGCCACGACTCGGGTCAAACTTTTCGACACCTCGCACCAAGCCTATAGTCCCTTCTTGAATGATATCGAGAAGTTCCATATTCCTCTTCGTATATTTTCTAGCAACCGATACAACTAGACGAAGATTTGCCGTCACCATTTTGTCCTTGGCACGCTTCCCTTCGCGAATCATTCGACGCATCTTTTTCCACTCAGCACCAACGTGATCACAAAGCTCACGATCACTAACCTGGCAGCTGCGTTCTTTCTCCAAGGACTTGCGGATCTCCTCAAGCTCCATCATCTTCTGCACCTTGCGGCCCAAGGTGATTTCCTCTTCATCGCTGAGCAGAGGCACCCGGCCAATCTCACACAAGTAAGCCCTGACGTTATCGCCGGTGAACGTTGAAGTGCTCATATAACAGCCTGATTGGCAGACTAATTCTAATTATTTATTCGCCGTAAACGCGTGCATAACGTAGGGACTCACTGGGTTGATTACCGTCCGTTTCTAGTGACTCAACCGCCATGGCTTGAGCCGCATGTTCGTTGAATCCTTTGGAGCGGTAGTTGTCGTAGTTGCTCTGGTATTTCTCCACGTCTGATTCAAAGCTCTCACCGTGGGTGAGCATCTCTGCGGTCATCTGATTGGCAGCTTGATCCGGCATCCCATCGGTCTTGAGATGCTTCCAAATGGTTTGAAAAATTTCGGGGTCAGGTTCTTGACCCGCAAAGCGTTGATGCACTTTATCGACCCCTAATGTTATCTTTTATTTTAACGAAATTAAGCGCGATAACGTTTGGCTTCAGCAGCAGCTTGTCCAAGATCTGGGTTCATTCCCATGCCCAATGCTTGACCAGCGGCGATGTCGTACATGAAGGCATCACGGTCGGGACCATTCATCAACGAGGAGACCCGCATCATCATCGAACCCTCAGCACCAGCACCGAGCTTGTCGTACATGTAGGTGCGCAGATCAGACTGAGCCTTCTCCTCAGCGCCAGACATTTCTGTCATTTGCTTGCTCGCCTCACGCCGTGCTTGCGAGTTCATGCCATTGGCACGGGCCTTGAGGTTCTGGGCATCCGCCTGGGCCATTTGCAGGTTTTGCTCAGAGGGCTGAGCCTGCACGTTCGGCTTGCTCATCAGACCGCCATCAATGGCATTGGGCCCAACAGGAGCCGAGGTGCGGTCCATGCCAGGTTGACCACGGCTGATGTCAGAAAGCGGAAGTGCGGTCTCGGAATAACCCATCGGTATTAAACAATCAATACTTCTATTGTAGTTAAATTAGTTTTTCATTTTGCGGGACGTCATTTGGTACCAACCCCTGCATTAATTCTGCAGCTAAAGCAAGACTTACCAGGCCTGCTGGGCTTGTATTGGGCAGTTGCAGCACAGCTGGCTGTTGAGCACCTTCAAGCTTGATGGAGTCCTGGGTGAACAGGTTGCGGTAACGCCCGTAATTGGGGTTTGGCACCGGATCGGCAGCAGAGGCGATTAAGCGGTTGAGATCACTCTCCCTTGCAACCTTGTCTGAGAAAACTTTGCCGTAGGTCGCTTTCTGCGCTGCCTGCGTTGCATCCTCATGGGATACATAAGGCGTCTTCGCTAAAGCGTAGTTCTCCTCAAAATCGGTCGCCCTGCTGGTGTCGGTGTTCCGGTACCAAGCCTGCTTCTCCGCCGTAGACATCACCAGATCGGGGTGGAGCAACTCATAGGCGTCCTTTGAGAGCATCCGATCAGCGGCTTTGCGTTTACGGCGGGCAGGTCGAGGCATTAGCTGTCTTGCACGAGGAGCTTGGATCCGAGAGCACCTTGAGGAGCTTGGGAGAGGAACTTCCAAGCGTCTTCAGGGTTGTTGTCCATCATTGAGCTGAAGTTGCCCCAGAACTGACCAGCGGGACTGGCGGAACGTTCACGGGAGGGCATGTCCATTTGCGGGCGTTGGAACTGAGTAGGCACCTGCGTTTGCTGTTCTTGCTGGTTAATCTCAGCTTCAAACTGCTGACGGGCTTGCTGCTGTTCGTGGGCGGCACGTTCTTCAGACGTCATGGTCGGATAAGGACCATTCTCGCCAAAGAATTGATTGACATAATCAGCCAGAACATCAGGATTGGTGAGCATGATGTTCATCGCAGCACGTTCTTCACCTGCTGCTTCTAATAGGATATTTTGTGCTTGACTCCTTTTTACTTGCTCAATGAGCGCATCTTCAACGGCACAGGCATAAGCATTCAAAAGACTGGGTGCTTCAGCACCGAAGTGCTCAAGAATTTCCAGACTTTCGTCGCTGATTGCGCTTAGATACCGGTCCCGACTTTCTGCCGGCGCCGCCTGCTGTTGGGGGGCTTGGGGGGTTGAAACTTGGGGACTGGAAATCGGGGCTGCCGAAGGCACCGTTGAACTGAAGCTGGCCGGTGTAGGAGCCTGCGGAGTTGGTGTCTGGTAAGCCGAGTACTGAACCTGGGCTGGGGATCGGTTGCTTGTATTCAGCGATGCGCTGAGAGCCTGAAACGCTTCCTGCCATGGGTTGCCCGCCTGTGCCTGGGGGGCGACCGCCATTGGGACCGAAGCCTGCGGGCCCGCCTGCTGCTGGTACGCCACCGGGGCCTGCATTTGCAGCGGTGCCTGGGCCACGGAGGCCTGGGAGATCTGGGACGGGCTCGTCGCGTATTGGACGGCCGCCTGCGGCGCGGCGCTCATCGGCTGGGCTGAGCTTGCTTGTGGTTGGGTCGTCGCCACTTGAGGTGTACTTTCCACTGTATGAGAGTTCCTTTCTTAAGAAATCGAGAGAGCGATAGAGGAAACCAGTGATGTCGAGATTGGGGTCCGAAGCCAGTGGAAGATCGGGTGTCTGCGGATGCGGCAGCTGGTAAAGATTTCCCAGCAGACCAATAAAGTTTGAAATGGAAGACTGTGTTTCTCTGACCATCCGGAACGGATAACCCGTGAGCATTGCTGCACGTTCCTCGTCGGTCTTGGATGGGAACAGATATTTCAGAGCTTCGATAGAGTCAACACCCAATTCCTGAAGGTTACGAACGACGATTGACTGGTTCAGAATGTCGTCAGTTTGCTCTTCAAAGACTTGGCCGGTGTGTCTCCACGCCACTTTGGTGGAACCATCTGGAATGAGTCCAGTAATTCCTGGAGGTAATTCCCCTGTTTCAAGTCTAGCACGCATTTCGTTATCTCTTGTCTCCACAAACTTGCTCATTGCTTTGTTGTATTTCTCCATTGCTGCGGTGAATGCTTCCTCATCACCTTCAAATTCTTCCGGCAACGGAACCACAGGCTCTTCCAATCCAATCGCAACAGCAAAGGAGTTGCGGAACATCTCCTCTTCGTGCTGAATCATTAGCGAGAACAAACGACACAAGCCGAAGGTGAACAACGCTCGGCACTTCTTCTCCGCTGTTGAGGCAACACGCCCATACAGCGTCTTGATCTCGTAGGCGGTGCCCGCCGTACCGATATCGATGTCATCTACACCGCCGAGGGCCAAGCGGATTTCTGAGCGGTACTGCTTCACATAGAGGTTCTGATCACCACTGACAGCATCAGGAGTCATGTAGGAGATCCGATCTGTCGGCTCCACGTTGGCAATGACCCGCGGCACCTTGATCTGGCCATCAAGGGCACTGGGGTTACCGAAGGGTTGTGACACCCGCGTGCTGGGACGCATCATTGAAGAGAAGCCCGCCTGTGAGGAGATGGTGGGACGGAAGCTGTTCTCATCACCACTCTCAATCAGATCATGCTTTGGACGTGAAGAGACCAAGGTGGGGTTGCCGAAAAAGCGAATGTTCTTGCGAACGTTTTTCACCAATTCGTCATGGAACAGGATCTGGTTGCACATCCAGTCGAATTCACCATTTCCTGATGATTCACCGGTGCAATCCATGTGGTTGAAGATCTCAACCGCGGGAATAAATCCAAGCGAGTTACCTACAACAGAGCTCTCACCCTGCTGACCCATGGTGAACCCACCATTTTCATTTTCAAATTCAATCTTTTCGTTTGAAATCAGCTGCTCAATGCGATCCTTGTACACCTTGAGCTGAATGTATTTCTTCTTACCGCCTTTACCGTCTTGGGTGGCATATTGATCAAAGTTGTTGGGCTCGTTGACTGAGAAGCTATAGGTCAGTGTGATGGAGCTGATCTCACCGTCTTGGTTGCGATAAGCACGGTATTGATCCTTAGGGAAGAACATCAACTGGTAGCTGTCCTTGCTGGGGCGGAAGTAGAACAGACCTTGACCATCACAAAGGAAATAATCAATGATCGATTCCAGCTTCATCTCCAGTTGGTTTTCTTCCACCACGCTGGCAAGGAATTGACGGCGGGTGCCAAAGCTGTCCTGTGCGGCATAGAACTCCACGCCACGACGCAGAATGAACATCCGCATCTGAGCCAAATGTGAGGACACAATCATCGTGTCCACATTCATGTCACCCCGACGCTCTTTGGCAGCAGTCAGAATCTCTTGAAACTGACTGTCAATTCCATTACCAGTGTTCATGTCTATGATCCTTCTTTAGGTTTAGTCTACTAACCGCCAGTGATCTTGTCGGAAATCTTGTCGAACATTCCTTCAAAATCGGGTTGCTCAGGCTTCTCAAATGGATTAGGCATGTAGAACTGATCGGGCTGGAACTTCCAAATGTCTCCAAAGGTGTCAGCGGTGATCTGGTTGCTGCGTGCCTCATCGACGTAGGGCTGCACCGCCAGATTGGCATTCAATTTCTGGGTGTCGATCGTCCTGGACTTGTCAGCGGACTGGATGTATTTCTTGGCCACATCTGATCCAACGTTTTGGTACTTCTCCTGTTTGCTTCGGTTCAACTCGCTGTGCAGGGTCGTCCGCTTGGCTGCAGCAGCAGGGCTGTCGGAGGGTTGATAGAACCCAGCCATCGTGGCGGCTGAGACCGGGGTTGCATTGAGCGCGGGGTCCTTGTAGGAATTCATGCTCGGATAACCAGCACCACCTGATCCGCCACGTCCTCCGCCTTGAGCAAAGCCCGGAGCGTTGTAGGTGAACTGACGCACATCACCACCGAACTGGTTGAGTGTGTTCTGGTTGGTGACGCTGTTGTCCAAGGTGATGTCGCGGCCTGCGGTGAGATCACCTGTGTTGGTCAACGTGCCGCCCTTTGCGTTCATCGAATCGTTGACGCTCTGGGTGGTGGAAGCGCTCTGCTCTGTACTGGTCTTTTGCTCTCCCATGTAGCTCGTCAAGAACTTCTGGGGATCTGATGATGAACCACCTTGATTGACTGTGGTTTTGATGTCTTTGTTCTGAACAACAGGTTGATCCTTCACCGGACCACCGCCACCGACCGAACCACCAGAGCGGCGTACGGCAATGTTGGCACCGCCATACTTCTTGTTCATGTCAATGGCACGGACATCAAATCCTGCAGCAGACCATTCGTTGACCAGCTTGGCGTAGGCCTTGGGGTCACGGAGTTGATCGTCGATACTGAGTTGACGCCAACCCTTCTCATTGTCAACGCGGGAGTTGGCTAGATCTTCTTTAAAGCCGGCAAATCGCTTGGCGTAATCTGAATTGGCGTCATAACTGCCAGATGCCTTCATCTGCTGATGGGCAGCAGTGTCATTCCAGCTATCACTCCAAGCACCATATTCTTTGACACCCGTATAAGGGCTTTGAGGATTAAGGTCTTTTTCACCTGCTTTCCTTACGGATGCCATTTTACTTTAAAACTATTCCTATATTTATTATATGGAATGAATTAGAGCTTTAGATCACCAAGATTTAAGCGATAACCATCAGCAGCAACCTGGTTGGCAGTGTTGGAGTTGGTGACGGAGTTGTCCAGTTTGATGTCACGTCCAGCAGTGATATCACCCGTGTTCGTTAATGTGCCGCCATGGGCATTGAATGAGTTGGTGATGTATTGACCCAGGAAATCCTTGGGGGTATCACCAATGACCGGCGTCGGCACAAACACAGGCTTATCAACATCTTCTGCTGGAGGGGTTGGCGTCGGTGCAGGGTTGACTTCCACAGAGCGGTCTGGGCTGGGTGCAGAAGGAGCAGAGGGCTTGCTCTCAGCTGGGTTGCTGCTGGGCTTGCCTGGAGCTTTGCCTGTCAGACGTGCGTAATCCTCTTCGAGGAAGGAATCACCCTGCAGCGCCATTGAGATCTCTCGATCACTATATCCAGAGACATCAAATTGACCACCTTTTGCCTTTGCTGCACGCTCGGCTGCTTTCTCTGGGTCATCAGAAAGTTTCGTACGCGCAGCAAAGTTTGGATCATTCTGAGCATCAGAGAGTTTCTGTTTAAACTCTTCGCTACCCGCCTTACGAACTTCAGACATTACTTAATTACAAGTCAAAGCTATTACTATTGTAGTCAATTTGCAAAGCCCCCCTTCTCAACAATCCTCCCATCGTTAATACCATCGAATCGACAGCATCATCATGTTGGGTGTGACCAAAGTTCAGCAGTTCTTCTTCCAGTACATCCCACTTGCGCCACTTGTTCCAAACCACCTTGCGGTTTTCATAGAGACCTAAAACACCCCGCAACCGGGCCAACTTGTCACCTTTGAAGCCTTTGACTGGCGAGCAGGTGAGATTAAACAGTTCACGCTGTTCATAAATAATCCGCTTGAAGTCACCCTCAAAACTCGTCTGGTACGCCACCGCTTCTGGCCAGATGACGCAGGGGGACATGGTGGGAAAATACTGACCCTCATCGTTCTCGGTGAGGATGTTCCACGACGCCAACATGTCGCAGAGCGAATCCATCTTGTCCAGGTTGCCCATGGTTCGGTTGCGGACCTGATCAATGAGATATATCTTTCCGTCCTTAATTCCTCCGAGTGTGAAGACCGTGTAGTCGTTTTTCTCTGAGACTCCAGCTGACAAATCAATGCCCACGCCAATGCAGTCATAATCCTCAGGAACTTCTCCTCTAATCACCAGCTCCGGAGACAAGCCCACTTCTGTGGACCGAACTGCGGTGTTTAAATACTGATAAGCAAACGCTACACGATCTTCTGCTTTTCTGGCGTTGAGATACTTCATTGACCACATGTCAGGCCAATAACTTCTCTGCCGTCCATGATCATCAGTGATCACCGCTTGCTGCACAATCTGGGTCCAGCCGTACTTGGGTGTGAACAAGGTGGCGTGGATGTCATTGAAGTGAAAGCGGGTGCCCAGGCAAATGGCACGTCCGCCTTGGAACATCGTTGGTGCGATCACGTTCGACCAGGTCGATTCCATCTCCCGACGGATGTCGGGGTTGTTGATACTTGCTGCTGATTTGATCGGGTCATCAATGATGATCAGCTGCGAACGCTTGGAGGTGATGGCGCCTTTGAGACCACCGCAGGCAATCGTGAAGGCTTCTTCTCCAGAGGTGTCGATGCCGGCAAAGTCATAGTCAATCGACCAGTATTCGTCAGAGCGTTTGATCTTGGAAAGGCGAACCTTGGGGAACACTTGCCGGTATTTTGCTGATCCCACAAGAGCTTTAATCGTGGCGCTCTTGGCCCGACTGATATCAGTCATGTAGGCCAGATACAGGATCCGCAGCATCTTTCCTGCTGTGGCGTGACGGCCGATCATCCAAGCCGCCAACATGCCGAGCACCGTTGATTTGGCTGAACCCCGCGGAGCCAGAATCGCGGTGTTGGGACCGGCCATGTCCATCAGCACATCAGTGCTCTCGCCGGTGACAAAGGTGTTGATCCACTCCAGCATGTGTTTGGCTGGAGGTTTGCCCAAAAACTTACAGAAGGCGGCAAAATCTTCCCGCGCTTCAAGCACCTCAGCTGGTGGCTCTTTGACGGTGGTTTGTTTGCTTGCTAGTTTCGCCGATCGTTGATACGCCAGGTGGGCGCTAGGTAATGCCATGCCTGTTCAACATTTATTTTTAGTCTAAAAGTTATTTGTATAAATCTGTACCTAATCCCATGCTCCGGGCCATGTTTCTCACCACACGTTTCTCATACCGCTTGGTTGCACTTTGCTGTTTTCCGCGTTGACGATCAGCCACCCGCGCAGCATTCTCCACCATGCGGCTGACCTGAAAATCCTTGGCACGAGCCACAGCACGCATGCGCTGGTCGTAAGCCTTGAAGACTTCTGCTTGTTGTTTGCGGGCTTGACCCTCAACGATCATGTCCTCGATCCGCCAGGGGGACATGCTGTAGTCCTTGCCCGTCGCACGCGGCACTGGAGGCAGCGCTGTGTTGGGGATCTCCAGATCAATGGCTGGTTTCTCTAGTCCTGCCCTGGAATCGGGCATTTTCGGTGCCCAGGGTGATGGTCCAGTCCAATCAACGATGTCACTCATCAGCCCTGGGAGAGTTCAGCGGACAACTTGCTCCAGACCGCATTGATGGCGTTGTCAATCGCTTCTGCAAATTGCGGATCCTCTTTAAAGATGTTGGTCATCTCTCGCATCACCCGATCAGCACCGGCAAGGATCAAACCGCGCTTGTCAGCGGTGCGGTTCATTCGCTCTGACGTTTCAATATGGCTTCGAAGCTCCTTCTCCAAACTGGCAAGACGGGCTGCTCCATCAGAGCCCTTGATTTCACCACCGGTAATGGCCATTCGAAGCTCCTGTACATCGGCGTGCAGAGCAGCAATCTCGCTATTAAGAATTTCACGGCGATTCAGCTTTTTGTACTTCATCTTGATCCAACGATTCAGATCGTTGAAACTGCCGGAATAGCCCATGATTCCTGCAAACACCCAGATCTCAATCACCGAAGGGGTGTAGTCAGCAAACTCCCTGAAATCCTCAGCATCAGCAGCTGGGAGTGTGTCCAACCAGGCATCAACCACAGACAGGTAAACCTTGCCGGATTTGTTGCTCTTCTCGATGTTGGTCTTTGGCATCGGCATCAGAATGCCCTCGCTGTGCTGCGCGCATAGCTGTGCTGATCAGCACGGGTCTTGGCCTCAAGCCGGTTGCCCTTCTCCATCGTGGTGCGAGTCTCATCCCCCTCGGTGCGGATCCGGTTGGTGTCAGTGGCCCGTTGCTCAGCACCTTGGGTCTGCAGGTTCTTGCGGGACTGCTCACCTGTGGTTTCAATCGTGGCCCTGTTTTCTTGTCCAGCGGTCTGAGTGTTGAGCCTGGTCTGCTCACCAGTTGCTGCTGTGTTCATTCGGGTCTGTTCGCCCTCGGTCATCGTCTGCAGTCGGCTCTGCTCACCCTGGGTGCGGATCGTTTCCCGGCTTTCTGCAGCGGCGTTGGTCTGGGTCAGTCGAGTTTGCTCACCGGCGGTGATCGTGCCCAGGCGCTGTTCGTTGGCCAAGTTGCTCTGGCTCAGGCGTTCCTGCTCACCAGCAGCTTGCATCATGCCGACGTCACGGTCGTAGGTGGCATTGGCAAACTGGTTCTGATAGTCAAACTGAGCACCCATGGAATTCATTCCATAGTTGAACTCAGATTCCATCAAGTCCTGGGTGTTGCGCAGCTCCAGATCAGCGGCGTACTTCATCTGATCCTTGGCCAACCCGCTCTGGAATTGACCCATGGATTTGGCCACCTGTGAATCAAACAGGTTCTGCACCATGTTCCCCTGATAGGAGAACTTCATGGCTTTACC